TATCCTGTGCCGCGAGGAAGATATGAACACGTATACGGAGTTGTTAATGTCGATTGCTGGGGAACCTACACAGAATTAGATGATGGCACGCAGATGTACTGGCTGGATTGTCTGGAATCCATCGAGGACGAAGTCGAAGTCGTCGTGTAAAAGGAGAATAGTGATGAGTAGCGCTTTTTCAAAGCAAAAGAAAAACCTACGTCGCAAACGGGCGATAACAAACGAACAGGCGGACAGGATTGTTACAGCGATTAACAAGAACGCAGAAGTTAAACGTCGAGAGATTGCAGCGGCAAGCGTTGAGGCGTATCGGCTTGTGAAAGAGAAATTTGAAAAAGAACAGAAGCCGTTCGTGCAAGGCGAGATGCTGATGCTGTTTCTCGCATGTATGCACTGCGAGTTCGGATATGGCAAGAAGCGATTGACTGACTTACTCCACAAGCTGAACGAGTTTGGCGACATTATGCGAAGGGATGGAGTCACGCCAGATGATATTCATGACATGCTGAAGGATGAGTGCGGGTTTGATGTAGTGGCAGAGTTTCGGGTATGCGAAGAGGAAAGCCAGGCTGTTGCTGAAAAAATAAAGAGGAGGAAGTTAGCGGTATGATCAAGCGGAATACGTGGTGAATTTTCGTCGAAAATGGTATAATAAAACGTGGAGGAATGCTGATGTTGGCTACTGTAGAGGACTGGAACGAGTTGAATAATCAGATTCGGCGTGACATGAAGAATGCAGAGTACTTTCTGCTGAACTATGACGTGGAAATGCAAAGTTATGAGAACGCGAAAAGCGAGGCAAAATTTTTGCCGTGCGCACATGATGAGATTTCGGGGGCGCGTCGCGGAACCATGGCAGGGCACCCAACGGAAGCCAACGCAATAAAGAACCTCAATTTCGACGAACACTATCCCGCATATAAGTGGCTAAAAGCCGTTGAGATTGTCCAGCGCGGACTTGGCGAGAGGAAGAGGATATTTCTCAATGTGCGTAGACGTGCAAACGCTAGACACAAGGGGAGAGGGAAACAAGCGTGGGTGGCATACGTACAGCAGCACTATATAAGTGCGCTGCAAGAACGGTACTTTTCAGAAATGGAGTATATCGGCGAGAGAACCATACACGCCTGGTGGAGTGACATGATAAGACGAGTAGTTGAGATACATTGCAGATTGGAGACGGCAAGATGAAAACCATGGTGTGCTTCGGGGACAGCCTGACAGACATTAACGCATTCGGCTATAGCTGGACGACTGTACTCCAGAATGATTATCCGGACTGGGACGTGGTCAACTCCGGTAAATACGGCGGCATGACCACGGATTATCTTCTGCCGGACAAAAAGACGGTAGATTGGGTATCTATGCACAACGCGGTTGAGATGCATGACCCTGACGTGGTCCTCATCACGTTGGGCGGTAACGACATTGTTCGCACAACGGACCAGCCAACGGACATATTCAACCGCTACAGGGCAATCGTACAGTACATGAGGGATTTGGGCATACACGTCGTCATGGGCGTGTACGATATGACAAAGGGCCAGTGCGACGGTATATACGATGAGGGGTGGCACAACCATTCCAAGGTCATGCTCAAGATGTGGTTCTCAACCTATAGCCGCCTTATCCGTCAATACTCGCAGGGATGGCGGAACCCTGAGCCTGTCATATCGCTCTACGAGGGTATCACCGTTGGCAAAACCATCCCTTCCGGATTCCTGCGCGATCCTGTGCATCTATCGCCGTTAGGTGCGCAGAGGGTGGGCGAGTATGTGTCCAGGACGCTGCATGACTATCTGACGGAGATAGCGGAGGAATAAGAAAAGGCAGGATTTCTCCTGCCCCTTGAGCCTAGCTTATTTTCGTCTCCTCCTCTTTTCTTACGAACTGTTTTATATAGCTGTGGAGGACTCGCGAAGGAGTCTCCTCGATCTTTTCGCATGCGACTAAGAACCTCTTCTTTAGCTCAGGCGATATCCTGAGCCTGAGTGTTTCAGTCTTCTTGGTCTTCTTGTCCATCATTCCCACCTTAATTAGTTGATTGTGAACTCTTCGCCAAACTTCTGCTTATGTCTTCTGGCGTATTCGTTCATGAATTTCTGCTCTGTGCAGGGAGCCAAGTCAGCATGGACTTCTTCGCGAATCTCATCATCCATAAGATTAACCGCGACTTCAAAATCCACAGACTCTTCGTTCAACAATACTTTCATTTCTGCCTCCTCCTCTCTATGTCAGTCCTTTTCTTCGTTGTCGATCAAGGACTCCCAGTACCTCCACGCCTCATCGGCTCTGAGGTCGTAGTTGCTCCCATGAGAAGGGTATCCCTCCTCGGAGCACTCAAGTGCGATCTCGTCGCACTCGGTGAGCCATGCGGCCCGTGCCTCCTCGTATGTCATGTTGTCACCTCCGTTCGCCTTTGGGGTTTCCCCCTTTGCTTGATTATATGTTACCACAATGTAGCTACAAAGTCAAGGAGTTATTTGAAGTTTTTTTGAGAAATCCTAAAAAAAATAAAAGTGCAGCAGTTTTCTCGGGGATATCCGTGGTATCATGATAGCGTGGATATGGCAATGATACATTACATTATCCTCCTAAAACAGGGAGCGTCGCTCATGCGCTCCCAGACAATAACAGGCACTGGCTGACGCTGGTGCCTTTTTTGATGAAATGAAATCTGATGGCATGCGCTTCTTGGATGGGAGGTTTGGGATTTGATAGTTTACAGGATTCTCAAAAGGTGGTGAGCATGTGAATGGGATTAGTCCGAAGCAAGAGGCGTTCTGCATGGCGTACGCCGAAAGCGGAAATGCCAAACAGGCGTATATGCAGGCTGGATACAAGGTTAATTCAGAGAATGCAGCTGCGGCCGCTGCTACCAGATTGTTAAAAAATGTTAATATTAAGAATCGTCTGCAAGAAATTCATAAACAAATCGCCTCCGACGCCATCATGGGGCCGAAAGAAATGCAGGAACGTCTCACTAAAATCGCGAGACAAGAAGCTACGGAATCCGTTCTCACGCAGGACGGTGGAGAGGTACAGAGAAAGGCTGACTTCAAGGCGGCATTAAAGGCCATGGAGCTTCTCGGGAAAATGCAGGGATCATTTATCGAACGCCGGGAAGTTAACATGAACGCTGGCGTGGTGGTGATACGTGACGATGTGCCAGAGACGGACTGAACTCTCTGTCTCCAGTGTGATCGGAGGCGGATACAATCGTTTTTGGAGATGCAAAAAACCATATCGCGTACTAATGGGCGGACGTGGCAGTAAAAAGTCAACCACTACGGCACTCAATCTCATCGTAAGAATGATGCAGTATCCGCTCGCGAATGTACTCTGCATCAGGCAAATTGAGAGAGACTTGCAGCAATCATGCTACGCGCAGTTAATTTGGGCGATAAAGAGGCTGGGTGTCGAGTCTCAATGGAAATGTACTGTCTCTCCGCTTCGGCTAGAATATATACCGACAGGGCAGAAAATTCTATTTCGCGGACTCGACAAATGGTCAAGCGTCACGTCGATGACTGTAGACACCGGATTCCTTTGCTGGTGCTGGGTGGAGGAAGCCTATGAGGTGGATAAGATCTCGTTTCAATCATTAGACGAGTCGATTCGCGGCATAATGCCTGAAGGATATTTCACACAAATCACGTTAACGTTTAATCCGTGGGACGCGTCATGCTGGATTAAGAGCACATTCTTCGATGTACCGCGTGAGGACACATTAGCCATGGTCACGACGTACCGCTGCAACGAATGGCTATCCGATGTTGACCGCGAGAAATACGAGAGTCTGAAGTTCACGGATCCAGACCGGTATAAGGTCGTAGCACTCGGGGAGTGGGGACTTCCGCAGGGACAGTTCTTCAGTCAATGGCGTGATGGCATCCATGTGATAGATCCATTCGACATACCGGACAGGTGGCTAAAATTCCGATCGATGGATTGGGGCTGTGCGAAACCATTCTCTTGTCATTGGTACGCTGTGGACTACGATAACAATCTCTACATGTGGCGCGAACTCTATGGATGGAGTGGCGCTCCCAATGAGGGGACGGGAGAGACCGCACGGCAGGTGGCAGATAGATTGGTTCAAGTGGAGTCTAAGGCCGAGAATATCAGCTATGGCGTTCTCGATAGTGCGTGCTGGGCGAACACAGGAGTGACGGGTCCAACGATTGCAGAGGAAATCAATGATGTGCTGTATCAGCATAATCTTGTGACATTCGGGAAATGCTCGAAAGGTCGGATAGAAGCGGCCAACGCGATAAAAGAGCGGCTGGTCGGAAATAAACAAGAGGACGGGACTTACAGGCCTGCCCTATTTGTTTTTCGAAACTGCATCCACGCCATCAGGACAATACCCATGCTAGGACATGATAAGCGTAAACCTGAAACCTACGACACAGATGGAGAGGATCACGCAGCCGATGATTTAGGGTATGCGTGTTTGTCCAGACCGTGGACACCGTCGAGGCCAAGAAAAGCAAGACCTGTAGACGCATGGGAAGAGAAGCAGTCAAGAAGCGCATGGACGTATTGAGGGAGGTGAGAATATGGACGAGAAACAGATTGTCACGGATAATACGGACGTTGAGCGGTTCCGCAAAATGTTCAGGGACGCTGTAGACGCTGCCGAGGACTGGCAGGATGAGGCGCAAGAAGACTACGATTTCGTGGCAGGGCAGCAGTGGAGTGACGCAGAGAAGCAGACGTTCGAGAAGGAAAAACGTCCTGCAATTACGATTAACCGAATCAAACCGCTGCTTAACATCCTCTCTGGCTACCAACGGCTCAACAGATACGACATTGATTTCCTACCGAGAACCAATGATGACCAGGAAATCTGTGAGGTTCGCAAAGGGCTGACGAAATACGTTCTGGACACCTGCGACTATGACGCACAGGAGGCGCACGCATTCATGGATGCTGTTGTCGGAGGTGTTGGATGGTTCGATGTGGGCTATGAGTTCAATGAGGATTCCACAGACGGCGAGGCATACGTGAGGCGGGAGGACCCGTTCTCAATCTACCCTGACCCTGAGACGCACAAGCCCGACTACTCTGACATGACATATATCTGCAGGGCAAAATGGGTAGACAAAGACGAGCTGAAACTCGCATACCCCAATCATGCGGAGGATATCGAGGCGCAGTATCAGGTGTATGACTCTGCCGAGCTGCAGGAGAACAAACGGATTGATCCTCTCTGGTACAAGACGGAGCTGAAGAAAGTAAGGCTCGTCGAGTGCTGGTACAAGAAGAAGCAGAAAGAGACACTCTATTACCTATCTGATGGCACGGCGATCCCGCAGGACGAGATGAAAATTGAGTATCTCATGATGGGCGCTGTGGAGAATTGGCAATCCGTTAACAGGACCGTTGTCAGGTGCTGCGTGTTCATGGACAGGATATTGCTAGAGGATATCCCGTCTCCGTACCAGCATGGAGATTTTCCGTTTGTCCCTGTGCTTTGCTACCACTACGGCGCAGGAGACATACCTGCTGGCATTGTGCGGGATCTAAAGGACCCGCAGAGAGAAATAAACCGCAGACGAATCCAACAGCTCCACATACTCAATACGTCCTCCAATGGTGGTGGATGGGTTGAGGCGGACGCCATGACGGAGGAACAGTGGAGAGAGTTTGAAGAAGAGCACAGCACGCCAGGACATTTTCAGAAGGTAAGACCCGGCAAGCTGGGATCAATCATGGAACGGCAGCCGTCGAATCCTCCTGCCGCACTCATTCAGGCAGAGGCGCAGGCGACGCAGGACTTAACTGCAATATCCGGTATCAATGAGGCTCTCATGGGTACGGACATACCTTCGCAGAGTTCAGGTCGTGCGATAGAGCTCAAACAAAAACAGGCGATAACGCACATAGCGCCGATGTTCGACCACCTGCGGAAAGCAAAAAAGCAGATTGCGTTCCTCCTGTGGGGGAAAACTGGTAAACCCGGTGTCATTCCGCAATTCTACACGGAGGACAAGGTCTACCGTGTGGAGGGCGTCAACGGACAGAAGTTTATCCATGTCAACCAGCAGGTGATACAGCAGGACCCGATTGCAGGGACGATTGTATCAACGCTCAATGACCTGTCGCAGGGCGAGTTTGATATTGTCGTTGCAGACACACAGGCGAGCACGACACAGCGTCAGGCGCAAATGTGGGGACTGGTTGACGCTGTCAGCAAGCTTCAGATCCCAGGGGATTTGGTGTTTGACATGATTATCGACCTGTCAGACCTCCCGAACAAAGACGAGATCAAACAGCGCTGGCAGGAACGTCAACAGCAACAGATGCAGATGCAACAGGCAGAGATCCAGCAGAAACAGCAGGAAATGCAGATGAAGTTCTATCTGGAGCAGAGCAAGCGCGACAACATGAATCAGAGCATCGCGTTCAAGGATGCACCTCTTCCGATTCAGTTTGCCATGGCTGCGAAGGCGGGACTCATCGACCAGCAGATTGCAGAGTACGCAGTAAACTTGATGGTGCAGAACATGTTCCCAGGACTGGCAGACGCGCTGGCGCAACAAC